GATTTGACCAGATTAGCAGCAGCTAAACCTGGACTAATACAACCCAGAATAAACAAAGGAACAAAAGATGTATTTGATAGCATTGAAGAAGACAGTCGTAACATTGACAGTCTTGATGATGGCTTGCAGTTGCAGCCTAATACCCAGTAAACAACAAGTAGAAGTTATATCTAAGCCGATAGAAAGAACCATAGTTCAACCTATTATGCCTAAAGAAATAGACTTAAAAGAACCATACTGGTATGTGGTATCAGACAAAAATATAGAAGATTTTTTAGCTCAAATAGAAAAAGACCAAGGACAGGTGGTATTTGTTGCTATGTCAGTACCAGATTACGAGCTTATGGCTTATAACATGCAAGAATTAAAACGTTATATTAATGAGCTTAAAGAAGTCGTTGTTTATTATAGAAAAGTAACAGTTAGCAAAAAAGATAATTAATCTGTTAAAATCATTGAACCATTAATATTCAAGGGAGGATAATATGGATTTTATAAGTAATTTGGTTATGTGGGTAACAGCAATTGTAACTGCTAGTTCAATTATAGCTGCGGTAACTCCAACACCAAAAGATGATGCTTGGATTGGTAAACTGTATAAATTTATAGATTTACTTGCATTAAATATTCTTAAGGCTAAGGATAAATAATGCCAAAGGCACCAGATGCGTTTGTATATAACGCTACTTTGGAACGAATAGTCGATGGTGATACCTTCGACTGTTCGTTAGACCTTGGGTTTGATGTAAAATTACATAAGCAAAGAGTTAGACTTAGTGGGATTGATACTCCAGAATCTAGAACTAGAGATTTAGCAGAAAAAAAACTAGGTCTTGCCGCAAAAGAAAGACTAAAAGAGCTTTGTTGTGGTAAATTTAAAGTAAAATCTTTAGGAAAAGGTAAATATGGCAGAATACTTGGTATCCCTTATACAGAAGATGGCAAAGACATTTGCCAAATCCTCATCAAAGAAGGACATGCAGTTGAATACCACGGCGGTAAAAAATCAAAAGTATGGGGAGATTATTAATATGAACATATCTCAAGAAGGTTTATCCTTAATAAAAAAGTTTGAAGGATGTGAGCTTGAAGCTTACAAATGTGCGGCTGGTGTATGGACTATAGGATATGGCTCTACCAAGGGCGTAAAAGAAGGTGACAACATTAGTCAAGAAGAAGCTGATAAATTATTACTGCATGAAATGGAAGAATATGAAGGTTATATAAAAGATGCAGTAACTGTTGATTTAAAGCAAAACCAATTTGATGCTTTAGTAAGCTGGGTATTTAATTTAGGTCCAGCTAACTTAAAGGCTTCTACGATGTTAAAAGTTTTAAATAATAAAGAATATGATGATGTGCCAGCGCAAATAAAACGTTGGAACAAAGCAGGTGGTAAGGTTTTACAAGGACTTATCAGAAGAAGAGAAGCAGAAGCCCTTTTATTTGAAGGCAAAGAATGGCATGAGGTGTAACTAATGCCTCTTAGTAAGATTGTATTTAAACCAGGTATTGATAGAGAAGGAACTGAATACGATAATACAGGAGGTTGGTTTGATGTAAACCTTGTGCGTTTTAGAAAAGGTAGGCCAGAAAAGTTTGGTGGTTGGTCAAAAGATAGTTCTAATAGTTTTTTAGGAACTGCTAGAGCCTTACATGCTTGGAACTCTTTAGGAGGTACCAAATATTTAGGAGTAGGGACTACCTGGAAATATTATATTAGAGAAGGAGACAGTTACTCAGATGTTACCCCCATACGAAAGACTACAACTAATGGTGTTACTTTTTCTGCTAGTAATGGCAGCTCTACTATAACAGCAACAGATACTGGACATGGTTCGGTAATAAATGACTTTGTTACTTTTTCAGGAGCTGTAAGTTTAGGCGGATTAATAACAGCAGAGGTATTAAATCAAGAATATCAAATAACATCTGTTACCAGCAATACTTATACTTTTGTAGCAAAAGATACTGACGGAAATGAAGTTACAGCAAACAGTTCAGATACTGGTAATGGAGGCTCTGGAGTAGACGGAGTTTACCAAGTAAATGTAGGATTAGATGTTTATATTACTGGTACTGGTTGGAGTTCTGGTACTTGGGGTGAAGGAACTTTTGGTTCTACTACAGCTTTATCTGCTACTAACCAGTTAAGACTTTGGACACATGACCATTTTGGCGAAAACCTTATAATAAACCCTAGAGCTGGTGGTATATATAGATGGGTAGAAAACGATGGCCTTACAACAAGAGCTGTAGACCTTTCTACTGTATCTGGGGCTAACCTAGTACCAACAGTAGGATTGCAGGTTATTACCTCTGAAAAAGACAGGCATTTAATTGTATTAGGCTCAGACTCAATATCAGGAGGAGCAAGGACTGGGACTATAGACCCGATGCTTATATCCTTTAGCGACCAAGAAAATGAATTAGAGTTCCAACCGCTAATTACTAATACTGCTGGAGACTTAAGACTTTCATCTGGTTCGTCTATTATTGGCGCTACAAAATCTAGACAAGAAATACTTATATGGACTGATACTGCGTTATACAGTATGCAGTTTGTTGGTCCACCTTTTACATTTGCGGTTAACCTCATTAACGAAGGTACTGGACTTATAGGACCAAAATCCGTTATTACTTCGGCTCAATCTATCTATTGGATGTCTTCAACAAACTTTTACGCATATACGGGTAGCGTACAAAAGATACCTTGTAGCGTTCATAATTACGTATATAGCGATATTAATTTAAGTCAATCATTTAAAATACATGCTTTTACAATTACTGAAAAATCTGAAGTAGGTTGGTTTTATTGTTCAGGAAGTGCTACGGAAATAGACAGATATGTTATTTATAATTATGAAGATAATGTTTGGTATTACGGACAATTAGAGCGACATGCTTGGCTCGATAGCGGTATTGAAAACTATCCTAGAGCAACTTATAACGGTTATTTGTTTGAACATGAAGACGGATTTAATGATGATGGCAGCCCTATGACGAATGTATTTATAGAAAGCTCAGACTTTGAAGTGGGTGAGGGAGAACAATTTGCTTACATACAAAGAATGTTTCCAGATTTAAAATTTTTATCTAACTCAGAAGCAGGAACAGTAAACCTTGTTATTAAAACCAGAAACAATCCAGGAGAGTCTTTGTCAACCAGCTCTACATCTTCTGTAGGCTCCTCAACTGGACAAGTAAGTCTTAGAGCAAGAAGCCGTCAAGCTGTATTTAGAGTTGAATCAGATGATGATTCAAACGGAAACGATAATGTTGGTTGGAGGCTAGGAGCTACCAGATTAGATATTAAACCAGACGGCAGAAGATAGTGGCAAAGTTACTAGAAACCAGCCTCCCTCTTGCTCAAGGGGAGATGTCTTCTGAAATTTTTAATAGATTAGTTAGGATTCTTGAGTTAAACTTAGGACAGTTCGACCCAAATCGAACGCCGCAGTTCAACGAAACAGAAATTGCGCAATTAAACTTTTTAGAAGGTGATGTAATCTGGAATACTTCTCAAGGAGTGTTGCAAGTTTATATAGGGAACAGTTGGACTCAGCTTCATACACCCAATACACCCAATAATGGTTTTAAAGCTACAGCTTCTATAGGTGCTGTTTCTGTTATAACAAAAGGAGATATAGCAGTAAATATAACAGTAACTTAGAATTTAGGATATTTTTATATGTTTGCAAGAAAAAAAGTACAGGAAGAAACATACAAGCTAAAAAATTTATTGCTTGGTTTTCCTTCTGATTGGTTTGTTGACAAGCATACTTTACAAAAATCTAAAGAATCTATACCAAATATTGTAGATTTCTACAAAAGCCAAGGTACAGGCAATCCTAAAAAATTACCATTACAAGAGATTATTAAAGAGCCTTTAAAGGATGTTTATACTGTTCCTTTGTTTTCTGATAAGTTTTGTAAAATATTATTAGATGAAATAGACAATATGCAAAAAGAATTTGCGTTTGTACCAAATCCAGATGAAGACGAGCTAAGGCAAATACCAGAGATAGTTCTTAGCGAAAAATGCCCAGAACTATACGATTCGTTGATGCAAGTAGTTCAATCGCTTATTAATCCAATACTTTTAACTATATGGAATCGCCACGTTACAGGCGGAAACATACAAATAGCTAACTACAATTTAAAAGACAAAAAGCAAGGAGCTTGGCACCACGACGCCAGTTCAGACGTTAGCATTGTAGTCCCCTTAAATACAGGTGATTACAAAGGTGGAGGAACAGAATTTTTAAATAGAGGGACTATAAAACCATTACCTACAGGTAGCGGTTTGATATTTCCTAGTTATACACACATGCACAGAGGACTAGCAGTAGAGCAAGGAGATAGATATTTGTTGGTTTTTTGGTTAACATCTATAGATGAAGA